CTATCACTTACCAAGCACATCCAGCGTAATACATGAATATCACCCTAGACAATCAGACCTTTCCTGTGCGCGCCAATATGCGTGCCTGGAGAAACTTTGAACGAGCTACAGGCAACAAGGTTGCAGGCATCGACAGCGAGGACGTCACCATGATGCCTGAGTTGTTGTACTACTTTGTTGAGGAGGGATGCCGTAAGCAAGGGATGAAGTTTGAGATGGAGGTCGACGATTTTCTAGGGTTGATTGACGTCGTTGATCTGCCAGCCGTGATGCAAGTCATTGAGGAATCCATGGCTCCGCAAAAAAAAACGGAGCAGGAGACCGAGACGAAAAGCCACTTGAATGGGATGAAATAGAGGAGTTGGGGTTGGGTCTACTTGGCCTGACCCCATCAACCCTCTACGACTTTACGTTCAGGGAGTTTAGCAACGCGGTTCGCGGTCGTTACAAATCCGAGGAGCTTCTCGACAGGAGCAACTGGGAACGCGTGCGATGGCAGACCGCGTTGTTGCTTAATGTCCACACAAAGAAAGGGTCAAGCATTAAAGCAAAAGACTTGGCCGTCTTTCCTTGGGAACAATCAAAAAAGAAAAAGCCAGGGGATGGGTTCGCTCAGCTCAAGGCGCTAGCACAAAAGCACAATGGCTAAACTAGGCGATCTCGTAGTCCGAATAGGAGCAGATACACGCGACCTAAACAAGTCGCTTGGACGCGTACAACGCAACATGCGCAGTATGACGGGCAACCTTACGCGCCTTGGCGAAAGCTTGACGCGTTCTATCACGTTGCCCCTAGCGGCTTTTGGTGCTGCAGCAGTCAAAAGCGCGGCCGACCTTGAGGCATTGGAGACGTCGTTCGTAAGCTTGACAGGAAGCGCAAGGGGCGCGGCTGATATGATGAATCAGTTGAACGAGTTCACAGCGAACACGCCCTTTCAAATTGAAGCTGTAGCTACTGCCGCTCGTCAGCTCATTGCATCGGGTACAGAGATTAGCCAGGTCAACGAGCAGCTGCAATTCCTTGGCGACATCGCGGCCACCAGTGGCACAACTATTGACGAGATCGCAGCCATCTTTGCCAAAGTCAACGCCAAGGGCAAGGTGGAGTTGGAGAACCTCAACCAACTCGCAGAGCGTGGCATCCCCATCTTTAAGGCATTGGCCGATGCTACAGGACTACCTGCCGACTCGTTAGGTGCGGGAGCAGTTAGCGTTGAGCAATTCAACACAGTACTCAAGTCATTTGCAGAGGAGGGCGGCTTTGCCGCTGGCGCTATGGAGCGCTTGAGCCAAACGACCGCAGGATTGTTCAGCACGACGTTAGACAATGTAAAGCTTGCAGCTGCATCATTTGGGGAGTTGTTCCTGCCTGCAGTAAATCAGGTATTGGAAAAAGTCATCGCGTTAAGTAAGTCTTTCACTAAGCTATCACCTGAAACGAAGCGCGTCATTGCTATTGTTGCCGCGTTTGTCGCTACCCTTGGCCCCCTGCTTATCATCATTCCAAAAGTCATTACGGGCTTTGTAGCTCTGCGCACCGCCGTCCTTGCCTTTAACGTAGCAATGGTTGCAAATCCCATATTGCTTGTAACAGCGGCGATTGCTGGCCTTGTTGCAGCTGTTGTTGGCTACAGCATTGACGCACGAGAAGCAACGCAAGAAACGTACAACTGGCGCGATGCGCTGGCTGGCGTTGCAGGTACGGCTCGCAAGATTGAGCTGCAGCGATTAATTGACGAGCAGAAGCAGTTGATTGAATTTACCAAGTCATTCATCACTGTTAAGCAACGCGAAGTAGAAGCTGGAAATGACGGGAGCGAAGCTTATCGCCAAGCGGTTGTTGATTTGACTAACCTTCGCGTTACACTTCGCGATGCGGAAGGGGATTTGGTGGCAATGGAGGAGGAGTTGGCAGCTTTGAATGCAGAGACTCGCAGGACATTTAGATCCGTTACTCTATTGGTAGGCTCTATGACAACCTTGGAGGAAATACTGAAAGACACGCGCAAGAAAACCAGGGAGGCCAAGATTGAGCTTGAAGAATTCTCTGAGGCAGTTGATGAGGTAGATGATCTTGACTTCACCTTTAATGCTGACAAAGTTGTCAGGGAGTTTGAGCGCGCAAGGCGGGCGGCTCAAGATTTCGCATCCTCAATGAATCAGGCAATTGAGAGCGCTGTTGAATCCATGCTAATGGGCGTGGCGCAGATGGTAGGAGCCAGCATTGCACTGGGTCGACCGCTGGAAGGTGTCGGCGTTATGCTAGGGAATGTTTTGGCCAACCTTGCACAGGAGTTAGGTGAGTACGCCATCGCTCATGGTGTAGCTATTGAAGCTATTAAAAAATCCTTGCAAAGTCTAAACGGTGTGGCAGCCATCGCTGCAGGTATTGCGTTGGTTGCCATTGGAGCAGGGCTGAAGGCACGCATGGAAAAGATTTCAGCTAACGCAGGTATCCCTGCCTTGGCGGAAGGCGGCCTTGCCTACGGACCTACTACCGCATTGATTGGCGACAACAGAAATGCTCGCATTGATCCCGAGGTGGTCGCGCCATTGAGTAAATTGAGAGACATGATGGGAGGCAATCAGGTCGAGGTGTTTGGGCGCATCAGCGGAAACGATATTTATCTCAGCAACTCACGCACAGGCACCAGCCGCAACCGTTACGCATGAGCTACATCTACGTCAGAGGACTTTACGAGAGCCTAAACAGCGAGAGTTATGAAGTACGCATCATTCATAACGTAACAGGCACCGACACTACGGATGAATTCCACGTCGGTCCCGACGGTGCTGTCCTTACCTACGAGGCGGAAGACGATTCAATCGTTCTACCTGGTATTGTGCATTCGCGTTGTCAGGTAGAAACAATTTGGCCAACATCGCTAAACACCGAGCTGGACACACTGATTACAAACTTGCAGGACGCTCAAGACGGTGATTGGATTTTTGAGCTGAGGCGAGGAGGTAGTGTCATTTGGCTTGGCTCAATTCTTATTGATGAGGTAACGACGAGCGAAGGAAGCGAGGAAAGAACCATGATGATTACAGCGACTGACGGCCTGTCGCTACTTAAAAATGTACCCTTCAACGATTCAGGTACAGCCTACACAGGATATTACACTGTGTTCACCACGTTGATGGATGAGATTATTCAGAAATGGGTGCTTTGGAGTTACTACGACTCAATCACTGCCTCAACAGATTTGATGCTGTATGGTGCCGATGATGTGTACAGCACAGATGATTTTTTGTACGGCAGCGTAGCGCATCCAGCTGGCACATCCTTTGGACAACCATTTCGCAACAGACTAAACGCCCTGGCGTGGTCACATACAAACAACCAGGACGAAACAGAATACATTAGCACGTACGATTTATTGCAATCAATTTGCCTTACCTATCAATGGAGGTTGTACAGTTACGAGTTGGGTTGGCGGTTTATTCCTGTTCATCTTTCCGATCAACTCATTGCAGGATATGCAAGACGCAAAGGTGATTATACGATTCTTGCTAATAGCGTGAGCAGCAGTTACGATTTTCAAATTGACAGCGCCGGCAACATTAGGCAGAAAGGTCGTGAGTGGTCTCAAACTTTCACCCCACAGATTAATAAGGTGAGAATGAAGCGAGACACGAATAACGGGTCAATATTTCTTGCGGCTTACAACGTCAACAACATCGTCACGGAAACAATCTCAGATATTGTCATTCTTGGCGCAGATACTTTGCCTGATGGCTCAGGGTATACGATTGCAGGCAATGTGTACATCTCTAATACCTCCAGCGCAGTAACTCTTAGCGATCGCTGTGGGCGGTTCGTGTTGCGCATTCAAATGAAGTTTCTGTCAGGAGCGACTGCTACATACTATACCAACGAGTTAGTACCTAATCCCGCTGGAAGAATTGACAGCCAATACTTCGATGCAGGCACCTTTGACTACGCACCCCTAAATGAGGAGAACGTCGGTTATCAAAGCACGGCAGGTTATTACCATTACCACCCTGCAGATAACGATGCCTGGTACTACGATTTGAACGAGGCAGGGGCTAGGTACCTGCCATTCAGCATAAACATTCCACCTCCAGCGACAGAGCAAGACGAGCTGCAGTTCAATGCAGCCATTCTTGTCTACGATTCTTTCGGTGATGCAAGCACGCCTTACGGATTGAATGCCACAAAAAAGTTCCTGAGCTGCCTCGTTGCCTTTTACAACACCAATGGCCTTGCAGCGTTGCCTAATTTTGATTACGTCGCATCGAGTACCTACGGACGTGGTGACATTGATCAGGGCACGACGCACATAGGAGATTTGCCAGCCGCTATGGGTGGCATTGAAGTACAAACAGGAGCTTCTACTTGGGAGGCAAGCGATAATTGGGTCAACCAAGCTGACGCTACTGAGCGCAACATCAACGTCATGTCCGTTGAGGAAACTTTAGCAGCTCACTACAAATCTCGACTGCTTGAGCGTGGCAGCATAGTCTTGCGTGGAGCCAGCGCCTTGCCCAGCAAACCTTTTGCGCGGTTTTACGACAACGACACAGGAAATTACTACACGGCTTTGAGTTGGGTTCTGCGTAGCTCACGCTGCGAAATGGACGTGACGTTGAGAAAGCTAGGACGTAACGCAATAGACATTACTACAGCCGTAGACGATGGAGGTCAGGAGCCT